GTACAATTCTTACCAGGCTTCAATAAACAAATCACAGAAACCCAAGCAAGAGGTCAGTGGGTAGGTGGTGACAATGTTAGATTTAGATATGGCACACCTGAAAAAATAGGTGGTTGGTCACAGTTAGGTGAGAACAAGCTTACTGGAGCTGCTAGAGCTATGCATCATATTGTTAATAGTCAAGGTGTTAAATATTCTATTATAGGAACAAATAGAATATTGTACGCTTACTCAGGTGGTGTTTTTTATGACATACATCCCATTAAATCTACAACAACTTTAACTAATGCTTTTAGCACTACAAATGGATCACCAACTGTAACAATAACTTTTTCTACAGGTCATGGTCTTTCTCCTGGTGATATTATTTTATTGGATAATTTTACAGCTATAACTGGATCTAATTATTCTGCGTCTGATTTTGATGATAAAAAATTTATGGTAACAACTGCGCCAACCAATCTTACAATAACTATAACAATGGCATCAAATGAGTCTGGTTCAGGTGCTACAACATCTGGAGGTATTAGAGTTCAAATTTATTATCCAGTAGGACCTGCAGAACAATTACCTGGATTTGGTTGGGGCTTAGGACAATACAGTGGTACAGTAGCTAACCCACAAACAACAACTTTAGATGGAGCCATTAACTCATCTACAACAACTATAGTTTTAACAAGCGCAACAAACTTTCCATCAACAGGAACAAATTTTATAAAAATAGGCACAGAAGAAATGTCTTACACGGGTATATCTACAAACACTTTAACAGGAGTAACAAGAGGCGTTAGAAACACAACTGCAGCATCACATTCTGATGGAGATACTATTACAAATACTTCTGATTTCGTAGCGTGGGGCGAGGCTGCATCAGGTGACTTAACTATTGATCCAGGCCTTTGGTCTATTGATAATTTTGGTAATAAAATTATTGCTCTTATACACAACAAACAAGTTTTTGAATGGAACGCAGATGCATCTAATGCAACTGCAACAAGGTCTACAATTATTACCGGAGCGCCAACTGCATCAAGAGACATGATTGTATCTACTCCAGATAGACACTTAGTATTCTTTGGAACAGAAACAACAATAGGAATACCAAGCACTCAAGATCAAATGTTTATTAGATTTTCTAATCAAGAAGATATTAATACTTATACTCCAACAGCAACAAACACGGCAGGTACACAGAGACTTGCAGATGGTTCAAGAATTATGGGAGCGGTTAGAGGTCGTGATGCTATTTACATTTGGACGGACACAGCGTTGTTTACTATGCGTTTTATTGGTCCACCATTTACATTTGGTTTTGCACAGGTAGGTACAAACTGTGGATTGATAGGACAAAATGCTGCGGTAGAAGTAGATGGAGCTGCATACTGGTTTTCAGAGAATGGTTTTTTTAGATATGCTGGTGCTCTTCAATCATTACCTTGTCTAGTAGAAGATTTTGTTTTTAATGATTTAAACACAACAGCTAATCAACTTGTAAATGCAGGATTAAATAATTTGTTTGGTGAAATTAATTGGTTCTATTGTTCTTCAGGTTCAACAGTTGTCAATAAAGTAGTAACGTTTAATTATTTTGAATCTTCACCGGAAAGACCAATATGGACAACAGGAACATTAGATAGAACAACGTGGCAAGACTCAGCAGTATTTGGATTACCTCATGCTACTGATTATGATGCTGGATCAAATACTTCTTATGACGTTGTTGGAAATACAGATGGATGTACAATTTATTATGAACACGAAACTGGCACAGATCAAGTAACATCTACTGCTACAACTGCTATAATTTCTAACATAGAATCTGGAGACTTTGATATTAGTCAAGGTGGTGATGGTGAATTCTTTGCAAAAATTAGAAGATTTATTCCTGATTTTGTATCTCAAACAGGTAATACTCAAGTTACATTGCAATTAAGAAATTATTCAAATAGTAGTCAAGCTAGTTCTGCTCTTGGTCCTTTTACAATTACTTCGTCAACAACTAAAGTTGATACGCGAGCTAGAGCAAGAGCGGTATCATTAAAAATAGCAAACACGGCAGCAGCTCAAAATTGGAAACTTGGTGGATTTAGATTAGATATACAACCAGATGGAAGAAGATAATGGCAAAAATAGTACAAATACTAACAAGACCCGCTAAAGTATACAGTCAAGATGTTGCTGATGCACAGGTGAGAGATCTTGACGGTATTATACAAAAATTAAATACAACGTATCAACAAGAACTAAAGGATGAAGTTGACGCACAAAACTTCTTTTTAAATTAATGTCAAATAGTTTCGTAAACGCAAAATTAGATCTAACAACAACAGACAATACAACTTTATACACAACGCCCTCAGCTAATGTTGCTTTGGTAAAATCAATACTAGTATCAAATGATGCTGGATCTGCTTGCAATATTGATGTTACTTTAACAGACGCTTCTGGCAATGTATTTAGTTTATTTAAAACTAAATCTGTGGCATCTAATACAACAACAGAACTTTTAACTCATCCCCTTGTAGTAGAGGAAAGTGAGATATTAAAGGTACAAGCTAGTGACGCGAACGAGCTGCACGTCATAGCTTCTATATTACAAATACAGCCAAGAGAGGTAGTGACATAATGTTAGAACTAAAACCAGAGAAAATTATAACAACTATATCTAACCTAAAAACAGGTGAAGTATATGCGAACGATCAAGAATGGAAGACAAAAGGAGTCTCAGAAAAGGACATTAAAAGAGACGTAACAGTTATAATGCCTAGTCTTGATTTATTTCCAAAAACAAAGTAAAAAGGACGTTACAGGATATAAAGCCTGCCTTAACAATTTAGCTAAATTATGACAATATCAAGAGGACAGATGGAGAGACAATTACGAATGGGTGGTGGCATCATGGATGTCGTACCTAGAGAACCTGCTATATTTGGTGGTATTAAAAAAGCCGTTAAGAAAGTTGGTAAGACTGTTGGTAAGATTGCAAGCTCTGATGTAGGTAAAGCTGCGTTGTTAGCTGCAGGAGCTTATTATGCTCCAGGTATCGGAATTAAAGCTCAAGGAGGTTTTGCACCTTTTTTACAAGGAGCTAAAACTGGTATTGCAAATTTTTTTGGTGGTGCTCCTTTGTATGATGAGTTTTCAGGACAAGCTGTTACAAGAGGACCAGGTTTATTTAGTAAGTTAGGTGCAGCTGTAGGTATAGGTGGAGGTGGTAAAGGAATGGGCAACTTAGGTAAACTAGCAACATTAGGATTAGTATCTACTTTTTTAACACAAACACTTGGTATGACAGAGGAACAAGCTGAAGAAGAATTAGCTAGAGATCCATCAACATATTTAAGACAATACTATACAAATTTAAATCCAAATGCATCCGAAGAAGAAATAACAGAATTTGTTACAACAAACACATCAGAGTATGCAGTGGGTGGTAGAGTAGGTTTTGCTGAAGGAGGTGATGATGAATTTCCTTTAGGTGACCCAACAGCACCTGTAAATCCTTTTGGACCAAAACCAATTGGACCTGCATTACCAAATAAAGAAATGGCAAGTTATGGTTATGATGATGCAATGTCTGATACTTACAATATGTTTTTACAGATGAAAAAAAATAAACAAATACCTATAGATATGGACTTTGATGAATTTTTAATGGAAGTAGTTCCAGAGATGAGTAAGATGAAACCAGAAGGAAGAGGTTTAGCAGCTATGGGTGGTAGAATGAATTACGCATTAGGTGACACTGCAAGCCAGAATGCTATGCAAGCAGCGGGCATCGAGGGTCTACCTGTAAGACAAAACCCTAAAGGTGTACAAGAACTAGATTTAAGAGATAATGGTGGATTTATACCACCAGTTGGGATAAAAGAAAAAGAAGATGACATTCCAGCGATGTTATCTAATAATGAATTTGTATTTACAGCAGACGCTGTAAGAGGTATGGGAGACGGAGACGTTGAACTAGGCGCTCAAAGAATGTACGATCAAATGAAAATGTTAGAAGAAGGTGGAACAGTATAATGGCAGAAGTAGTAAGAACAGCACCTGCAGAATTTATTGAAGCTGGTGGAAAAACATATTTAGACGATCTTACAAAAGCAATTGGTGGTTTTAAAACCACAGATCTTTCTAAGATTATGGGTCCACAATTTGTTGCTGGACCTGGTGCATTAACTACACAAGCAGAGGGATTAGCATCTGGTTTAGGTAGCTTTCAACCTTTTTTAAAACAAGCACAAAATTTAAGAGGCCCTACAGCTTATCAATCTTACATGTCACCGTATCAACAAGATATTATTGATACAACATTACAAGAATTTGACGTACAAGCTGCTAAAGGTTTACCTGCATTAGCAAATCAAGCTATACAAGCCGGAGCATTTGGTGGAGGACGAGAAGGTGTACAAAGAGCCGAGTATCAATCAGCAAGTGATAGAAATAGAGCCGCATTACAAGCTCAATTATTAGGACAAGGTTTTACACAAGCACAAAATTTAGCGCAACAAGATTTTTCAAGAAATTTAACTTTAGCACAACAATCACCTGCATTGTTAGGACAACAGATAGGTGCATTAACAACATTAGGTGGTCAACAACAAGCAAGACAACAACAATT